CGTAACATCGTATTTAGACCCTCCACGAATACCCATTACACATTTAGAACTTTCAGCGATTTGCCCTAAATCAACTACGAGTTTCCCACTACACCATATACCTACATAGTCGAAGATGTTAGTAACAACAGCAGATGATCCCCATCCGCTACCGGACATCTCAAATGATAAGTCCATAGAAAAACCGTCTGCATGCGTACCGTATGAGGGCGTTCCGTATGCTGCATTTAAAGGTCTGTTTATCTCCACTTTTGATTTATGCCCTACCCGAAGATCAATAACCAAAGGAAAGAATTTGTTGTTATCCCACCCGATCAAATCTATTTGCTTAGTAACGTGTCTATTTGTAGTGCTATTAAGAACATTAATATCCCCAACAACAGACGTTATACTACTTTCTGTTTGTGTTACCCGTGAAGCAAGACCAGTTACTTTACCGTCAACCGCTTCAATCTTTTCAACGGTTGATGTTATCTTACCTTCAACAATATCAATCTTTGACTGAGTGAACCTTTCGTTAAGAAAGCTAATATCATCAGATGCAGGGGAAAATCCGGGGCACACAGTTCCAGTTGCTGCAATGAAATTCTCTATCCTAATAACATCGCCAGCTTTCATACCTGGCATTTCTACATAAATAAAAAAAGGGCCTCCATTTTCTTTTACGAATCCGTAGAAATTCCCATTTTCAGAATAATACATTTCCCCACTCTTTGCATACGTTGTTAGTTTTTTACCGGAAATGCTATCCTTAGTTGCCGGAACTCCATTTATTAACATTCTAAATCTATAACAAAAATTAGGTATTTGACCTGATTTTATCCTTTGGTTTGATATAAGTAAATAACCGGAAGGATTAGAACTACTCCAAGTGGTTTCAAATGTGTATCCGTCTTTTACAATTGGAGTTGAATTATACTGAGCATAAGAGGTTAATGTGTCAGAATAATATCTCACTAAATTATCACCTCCTACGCCTATCTGATTAACTTTAGTGGTGACTGAAAGTTCTATTTTACCATCTACCGCCAAAATTTGAGTATCGGTATATTTAATGGACTCGTTTAACGTATCTTCCGGTGCTGGCTTCCATTCAGTTGGAGTATATCCTATCTCTACTTGGAAATTACACATTTTAACAACAGTTCCCGCACCAACCTGTACATGCGCTTGAATGTATTTCAATCCGTTATCTTCAATATCATCCCTAAGATTATAAACATACGTTTTTCTACCCTTTGCAGATGTTGGGGAAGTTGAATCTAAATAAATCCACGCACCGAAATAAGCCGTTCCGCCTCCCGTTGGAACTTCCGTTTCAAGTCCGAAACGGTTATTTCCACCTAATACGAGATTACTATATTCATAATCAAATGAAATACAAACGGTTTTCCCCCTCAGCTCGTAATACGATTTCGACATACCAAACATTGCGTAAGAACTAATACACATTCCGGAATTTAATACAAGGTTTTGACCGCCTACAAGTTCTTCATTTGTAGATGGCAACCAGTTTGTAGTACCTACGTTTCCCTCGCTTAAAACCGCCCAGTGTACTTTAGAACCATATGTGCCATTTGGTTGTTGATAAAAACGCATTCCGTTTCTATCATTGAAAGCAGTAAAGGTTACTTTTTTTGATTCAATGACCGCATTTCCTTTAGTATTAAATCTTTGTATATAGTCAGATCCGTTATCAGAATATGCTTGTATTTCTGTGTTATTTGCTCCAAGTGTGTAGCATAATGTAAGTGTATAATCTTTTCCTAATATAGGGAAAACATTATAAGAATACCTACCGAACCGATAGTTTAATTGCTCTTGAACTATATTAGACTTTTTCAACAAGTTACCAGTAGACACCTTCAAACTCCGTACAGCAAGTTCAATCTTACCGGGAATAGCAGTTATCTCAGTATCTAAGTATTCCTTTAACTGTTTGTCAGCATTATCTACATAGTCCTTTGAAGCTGTTGCAATCGCATTCAACGCTCCGTTACGCCTATCGTAGTAGATCGTCTGACTCTGTGTCAGTTCCGGACGCACTGCAATATCTTCCGGCTGTTGGGCGGAATGGTATCTAAGTTCATTTAAATAATCTTCATAAGCCTTGGTATATTCAGTAACGGATACACCGTATTTATCAGCGTTATTTTTTATCTGCAAAAACTCTGCCTGTATGCGCTTTCCTTCATCAATCAAAGCGGGCTTTTCAGTAGGAGATATAAAGCCATCGTCAGCCCATTTATTAAGCCGATCTTTCGCCTCCTGCGCTGTCTGTTGTGCTCTCTCCGCCTCTGTCGCTGCGTTGGCTGCATCTTGCTTCGCTTGGTTTACTTCATCCTCAACTGACTTGCCGTTTCTCAGCAAGAATATACCACGAAGAAAAGCGTTATCGCAATACAAGCCGCTACCGGATGGCTGTTGTCCTTCCGGAAACGCAGAGTCCTGTATGTTACTTAAATCGCCAAGACGTGTCCTATTCGTACCGGATAACGATTTTGTTTTAACTCCGTTCAATATCTCTATGTACGGGTGTCCACTTTCCTGCGCCGTGATATAGATTAAAGCCTGCCGTTCGGGGTTCTTCGTATTTCCCATCTGAACAACTTCATCACCGACAGCCGGAACAACACCGTTAAATTCTGATTTATCGACAAAGAATGAAGTACCATCAACTGACTTTACTTCGACCCAATAGAATTTAACTAAGCTATTGTTTGGTGCGCTTCCTGCCGCTTTCTTTTGCTTTACTGTAACCTTACCATCACCGTGACCGGAATCACCAGTTATTGTTATAGCAAAGTTGTGTATACCTTGCTCTGATTTAATAGCCGGAATAACATTATCACCGTTTTGCAGCAACACGCCTACACCCTCTACCGGACTGTCATTTGAATCAAGTCCGAAAGCAAAAGCCATCATACCAGGATAGCCTCCCTCCAAAGTCAAGGTAAATGAAGGTATTTCAATTGGTGTAGGGCTTGACTCTGAAAATTTATAGAATGCAAAACCGGAATTACCAGTATCATTCAAGTTAAAGCTAATAGAGTCGGGTGTAACATCAATCAAGCTGCTATCAAAAGCACCACCGGAATAGTCATATTTTGCAAACTGAGTAAAGTCAAAGGCAAGTCCCGCACCTTGGTAGCCTGCAAACGTCTGACACCTGACTAAATCGCCCTCTTGAAAAGTGGGAAATTCCTCTCCTGTGGTTAGCTTATATTGCGTTCCTACTTCTTCAACAGCTGACAATTTGCCGTTTGATTGGGACACGACCAATGCACCGTTAACACTCCTTATCTTTTGGATAAGTAGCTCAAATATATTCATAGTCTGTCTTACTGTCAAATTGTCGCATTCTATATGCCAATTGCCATTCTCAACCCATATTTTAAAACCCTCACCCAAAAAACCGGGAACAAAGGTGGGTGATGTGATAAACTCCTGTATAACGGCTGATAGGTACTGCAATTGTCCTTCTTTGGTGATCTTTCCGGTATTGTTTCCGGTATACACATCTTGCTGCAAGTGGGAATCTCCCCTCGCATTAAGCGCATTTAAAGCCGTATCACCTTGTTTGTTTACGGTGAATGCTGTTTTATTAACAGTTACATAATCTTCCGAATCAAGCGATTTAACTTTGGTTACACGTGCGTTTAGCCCTTGAACCTCCGCATCTCCTACTGCGTTGATAGAAGCGGCAGAACCAGTTATGCCCTCACCGAACGTTGCGCCTCCACGAAGGTGTAACAAAAAGTCTGTTGCATCTTCATGGGTTTTAGAAATGTAGTCCTGCAACATTCGATATAAGTTAAACTTTCTCGCCTCACCTGTACCCAAATCAACGGCAATAGTTGTATTTTCATCTATCAAGTCAATAGGGGATAACTCCCGTATCAATTTACCCTTGACTACTGGCTCTGTTTCCCGATACTCTTTGTAATACAGCCCTACGGTATCGGGAGAGAACATTATAGGTGTATCAATGTTCGCTAATAGGGCATTATAAAAAGACGCTTTATCTCGTCTGTTGAAAGAAGGGAGTTTTTGTATGATTGAGTCCGTCTCAAACTGGCAGTCAACAGCAGCCAAATATAATTGTTCCTGCCAATCAACATCAAACTCGAAGTTGAGAGCGTTGTAATATTCGCCATCGTGCGAAATTCGGATATAGTCAGATAGGCGAATCAGTCGCATAGCGTCACAAATAAACTCCGGTGCAACGAATGTAAAGGCGTACACCTTCGTAGACGTTTGCAGTTCCAAAAACTTGTATCCGGCACGTTTGGTTAGCTCTTCTTCAAACTCGTATTTAGGTTTGCAGATAGTTGCCGGAACATACATCTGATACCGGAAGTCGTTGTTCGCACCCGTTGTAATGAAGCCACCCGGATAGGCGATCTTTTCATCGTTCCAATACTCAATCAACAGATATTTGCTACTCGTTTCTATGCCGGGTATAACGCAAAAAGGAGTCGAAATATATACTTCATCACCAATTGAAAAACGTGCTCTATACGTTCCCTGTGGCAAAGCCTCCCTAAACGAGTTCTTGCCGGGTGACACGTACAAAACACCACCATGTTCGGGCATAACATCGAAGCTAACATATACACCCGTTTTTGTCGCCTCTCCCGTTTCCTCGTTAACCGCCTCTACTTCGATCGTATCGGGGCCAAAGACTGGTATGTTCAACTCTGTAAACTGGAAAGGAGTTAGCGTGTTTGCGCTTGCAGGAATAGCGTAGTTCTTCCCGAAAGCGTACCATTTTTCGTATGTGGCTTTAGATTCCTTCTTTCTAAATGCCAACGGACTAAAGTTGTTATGTACTTCCATTTTGATTAAAAAATTGATTATAGGCACAAAGATAGCAATTTAAAAGAAAACACCCCCTATCATAAGGGGGTGTAAGATAAAGATACGGTTATTTGGCGAGTCGTTAAGTCCTCAGTCATAGTTATCGGTTTCCCGTTGCCTATATCCGTTGTTATCAGTTGTACCGGGTTTGGCGTGGTGTCGTATGTGAAAGATAAATCTTGCGTCATACTCCGTTTTATTCCTCTCACTCTTATCGTCTGATCGCCTCCCTGCTCTATCTCTGAGGCTGGCATATCGTGCATGTAGTATTTAACGAGGTGCAAGAACGACATGTAGCCGTTTTGGGGGTTTACGGTGTACTTCTTATTGTTCTTGTCTACCAAGTTGAACGTAACAAACGGTAGTTTCCATTTACCGCCTATCTGCGTAGCTCCCAGCAGCGCAAAACCATCCTGTGAAAAGTCACCCGGTGATAGTAGCATATAATCTACATCGGACGAAAAGTTAGATACCCTTACTTCTTCTTTCTTTCCTTCCTGCACATAGTTTGATTTAACGTCAATCGGAAAGCCCGCAAACGTGTTTGTTGTATCGTCCATCCAAGAAAATTCAAACCGTGAAGGCAGATCGGTTTTATCATATTTGACCGTGTTAGTTTTCCACGTCATTAACTGACCCGATTTTGCATATCTAAGCTTTGTTAAGTCTATGCCGACCGTCCCGCTACCGGTATAACTTCCGCCATTCATGAAGTAAGAAATATGTTCTATCCTAAACTTATCGCCATCTATAAACCAATATAGTTTCATCGTGTCACGCAACATCTTCATTATATCGCTGAGGGTTGTTTCCGCCTTCTTTGCCGGACGGTCATACTCACCCTTTAGGATGTTGCTTTTCTGTGTGATGAACACCTTAAAAGGTGCACCGGAAATAGGGTTATTGGCGGCATACAAAAACTTACTGTATTCCTCCGTAGCTTCGTGCGTCAAAGTGGGATCAATTTGCTTAATAAGCGCCCTAATAGCGTCTTGTATGGCGAACGAGTCCCTTAAAACATACTCCTTTCTCGCTCTTTCCTCCAATGGCGCATAGGACAAATCAAACTCGAACCAAATCGACATATTCCCCCATCGTGAACGGCATACCGGATACAACTTTCCAGTACCCGCCACAGCCGGAACGAAGTTATCGGTAAAATACTTGCCTTCATCATTTACACCGTACTCTGTAGGCTCGTTCTGAACCTTCGTAGACGTATAAAAGTAGTTCCCCTTTAATGGTGCGGCATACATGTAGTTGCTATTGGTAGGGTAAACGTCCTCTGATGATAGTTTCCCGGTAGGTTTACCGTCCAACTCCGGAAGGTTAAGCAACATTCTTTGGAATACCTTTTGGAGTAATACCGTATTTCCCCCAAACGACTGAGGGAATGTAGGCTCTTCAACTAATCTTGTAAAGGTCAACTCAGAAGTATCTATATAGAAATAATTCCTGTCTCCCCAAACAAGCGCATTTGACCTAAAAAGCCTATCTCCGTTCCTGTTTTTAAGTATTAAAAACCCTTGACTCAAATCTACATACTCCCATGTTAATGTATAGTTACCGTCTAATTTTGAATAATTACCGTTCGTTCCGTAATACTTTCCGTTAAATGACTGATAAGGTACTGCCTTTATTTCTACTTCGTTATATGCAGCAAAGAAGGCAAAGAAGTTCTTATCTGTTAATTCCTTATTATCAGTTACAACGTTTGAAACCTCAGTTTCGTAGTGAGTGCCTGCAAGGTAGTTCGATATTGTGGGAGACCCTGCAATATAAACTTGAACAATAGGACGCTTCGACACTCCTATTTGCGTCAAACCGGGTGCAAGCTTGATAAGATCGTATTTGTTTTCAATACCCTTCATAATATCTGTATATTCATCTCGTGGGCTTATCTTGACTTTGCAACTCCGATTATCATTATCTATCTCACAATCTGTCTTACTGAAATAGCCCTCAAATATTACTTGATACTGCGTTGATAGCTGCCCTTTATCCTTCTGCTCTATCTGCAAGTACAAAATATCCTCAATACTCGCATTTTTAACAAGAAGGTAGTCCGCCCCTATCAGCGTTAAACTCCCCTCTATCGACTCTCTGAAAAACTCCTGTTGATTCTCTTTGCCAAACTTCCGTTTTAGCTCTGAATAGTGGGGATGTATTTCTACACCCCCCAATTTAAACCGCAAATCTTTAACGTTCATTATGATTTAATTATTCGTTTAATATTTCCCCTTACTTCAATTATCGTACCGTCCGCACCTGTGATGTACTTAACACGTCCCTGCTCTTTGATTGATTTCAGATCTTTTTCGACCTTAGACAGATCAACCGTTGAACCTTGCATTATATTCGTTACTTCATCACTACCGGAATAGGCGTTTAAGTATTTCTGTTCAAAAGTTCCCTTATTTAGCGAATTAATCAAGTCCGGAACGAGTTTCTTATACTTCTGAGATGAACGTTTGTTCACTACTGCGAAGTATTCACCACGCTCCACCCGTCTACGCTTACCGTCCTTAGTCGTACCTAAATCTACATCGTTGCCGGATGCGTGTGAGCCTCCGTAGTCGATCATTTCTACTGTACCGTCCCCATATTCCTCCGTGTCCTGTGAGGCTTTAGATAGCTGCGAGGCTTTTATCTTAGCAAAAGCAAATGATCCCCACATCAACGCAATAGCTGGGATAGCTGCCAAGCCTAAATCTTTCCACAGATTAGCAGTTGCCGTCACCAAAGAACTTGCCTGCATAAGCGTATCTATGCGTTCTTGCTGCTTCTGCGCCTTCTTCTTATCCCTCAGTGCTTTTTCCTGTTGTTTGCGTGCAAAATCAAGCTCTTTTTGTGCGGTTGCTACGTTGTTGGCGTATCCGTTCGCCCTCGCTTGTATCTCAGCGTCCAAAACCTTTTGTCGGGCTGAAACTTCTTTCTCTGCTGCCTGTACCGCCACCTCTGCCGCCTCTACCCTTGCCTGCGCAACACTCTTTAGGTTTTCTATGGCGAACTCCGAAGCCTCTAATATGGAGTCTTTAAACTGTTCTGCACGCTCTGCGCCCGACTTACCATCTTTTGCGCTAAAGGCGTCTCCGAAAACGAGATCAAACAGATTGCCAAACACGCCTTGATTGCTATCCCATCCGGAAGTATCACGCTTAATTGCATTGTCTATTCCCTTAATAGTATCCTCTACCGTCTTTACGTTGTATCCCGTGATTTGCTCTCCGTACTGCCTTGTTAACTCTAATATTTGCTCCCACTTTTCACGCTCTAATTTCAACCGGAAACGGCTCTGTTCTTTCTCCGAACGTTGCACGATATTAAAGGCGGCACTCTCCGCCTGCTGCTGCTGATTAAGTCGGAACACCGACCGATCAATTATACGTTTGTCTTGATTGTCCGTGAAATCCTTTTGCAGTTGGATAGATGCAAGCTGATACGACCTTTGCAGAATAAGCAAACGTTCATTCTTCACCTGTTCGCTATCGGTTGACTGTTTAATACGCAATTCGTCCTGCGCTCTTTCGTTTTCGAGTAGCTGCACTTGAATTAATAGTTCGTCAGCCGTGCCACGTCTAACAGCTTTTAGGCGTTCACTCAATCGGTCATGCGTGATTTGCAAGTCCTCTACCCGCCAGTCGTTTTGCAGTTTCTCCAAGTCTCTACGCAATTTTGCCTCGATATTGTATACGGTATCAGCATATAACTGCGTAGATCTTTGTTTCTCCGTTGTGCTCTCCTTTAGCTTTTTCAGTTCGTCAGCCGTTGCCTTTTTACGTTCTTCCTGCTCTTTCAAACGTGAATCAATAATAAGAGCTATACGGCTATTTTCATACTCAGCTTGTAGATCAAAGTCCTTCTTTGTCCTTTCCTTCGTCTTACCTCCTTTGTCCCCTGCAAGAAGATCGGGGATAACCACCTTTTTAGCAAGTTCCTCACTCGACTTATTGATAACTGCTATTTGTTCGTCATAGCTCTTTGCCTCCTTTCTGGCGGTATTCCATGCGGACGCCTGCCCTTGCAAAGCCGCTTCCAAAGCCACCGCACCAACACCGATACCCTTAGACGAACGTTTAAGTTCCTCGATCTCCTTTTGTTGCTTTTGGTAAGTCTTCCGACCTTCCTCTAATACTTGGTTCTTTTTTTCTTCGAGGTCAATAACTTCCTTTGCGTTCTTTTGTATCTTTTCCTCGTAGGCACGTGCCATTGCGACCGATAGAATGTGTTTTGCAAGTTCCTTGTATTCCTTTGATGCGTTTCCCGTCATAATAGCTTCATCTGAGAGGTTTTTAAGATACTCCGGATACTCTTTCTTTAGCTCCTTAACAGCTTTCAAGCGCTCGTTTTGGCTGCGTGTGGAATCGGTAGCAGCTTTATACAAGATGTTCAGTCTCACGGACTCGTTTACGGCACTCTTTCCAGCCTCTAACATGGAATCTTTCAAGTCGGTAGTAGATCGCTTCAACTGATCTACTGTTGTTTTACCTTTGAATAGGCTACCTATCCAGTTGGTTATATCCTTACCCCAAATAGAAAAGGCGGTCAATATCAACACCATCACGGTATTAAACGAGAACAGAGATTTAACCAGTTTCCCGGTTATACTTACCTGTGCTTCCCCCGCTTTCGCTGCCGCCTCGTTTGCCGCACGAAGCTTCTGTATTTCGTCTATAACCATAGGAATGTTATTGGAAATAGCAAGGAAGAACGTATTTGCGCTGATCGCCAAGGACGGGAGTTCACGAGCGACCTGTGATATAGAAAAGCCTAAACCATCGAACGCCTGTTTGTAGTTACCCACGCTTAACGTGTGCTTTCCCGTGCTCTTTTGGTATTTATCCATCGCTGCGTAAATCTCCGCAGTCTCTTTAACAAGCTTCTTTCCTGCCTCCGTATTCTCCAAATAAGCCTGCGAAAGATTGTTCATCTTTATTTTGTTTAGCTCGTATTGTGCCGACAAAGCGTTATAGCTTCCTGCCATACTATTAGCCAACTTCGCCTGCAACTTATTCAGATAGTTTTGATCGGCTGTCTGTTTCTTCAATACTGCGATTTCCTGCGCTGTCTCTGTCAGTGCCAATTTCAATTGTATCTCAGCGTTCGCCAAGGATCGCACTTGCTTTTCGTAAGCGTCTATCTTTTTGCGCCCTTCCTCCGTTGCGCCTCCACCTTCTGAAATAGGCTTTTGCAGACCTTTTGCGCCTTCCTCGATACGCTTTAACATAGCGTCATATATCTTTTGCAGTCCTTCCAACTGCGTAATAGCGTCCTTTATACTGCTGTCAGGCTGTATAAGATCGCTATACTTTATTCCCTTTACTTCGTTCGCCATTTGATTTAAATTTATTTGTTCTTACTCCTTTTTGCCTGTCTCTTAATCATCTCGAAAGCGGTGTAAAACTCAGACACCGACATTTCACGTGCATTTATGTGCATATTCTGCGTGATAACTAAGCACATTTCTTGAAACTCTTTGTCCGTCTTTATCTCGACAGAGTCAGTACCGTAGAATATTCGAGGCGGAAAGAAGGTTAGTAACTTATCCTCTATTTCCTTCACCGCCTCACTGTTATCTACGTTGTTCACAAGCTTATCTAACTTTGCCTTTATCAGCGATAGTTTAATATCGTAATACTCTTTGATCAGAGGATCGTCCGCCATCCGTGGGAAGTATACCGATACTTCCGCCTCTATTTTTTTTTTGACCTTCTGAAACGGTTCAGAAAGTTCGTTAATAGTTGCATCGCTGAGACTGTCAAATATCGCCTTTAGATCAGAGTCGGACGCATTAACCGGATATTCCACGCCATCGACCGATTTAACGAAGGCGGCAAAAGCCATCATTCCGGGATGTACGCCATTCGCTGCCATGTTAAAGCACTGCCTTAGATTCATTAGCTCGTTATACGTATGTTCCGGCTGTGTCCTGCAATAGACAATAGCACGTTGCAAATGCGTATCGAGTTCCTCAATAGTGCTACCGACTCCCGACTCAATCAGCATAAGACGGTTAAACTTCTGATAACGGACGATAGGCATTTCATCAATGCCTTCGTATACCGTTACCGTGTGATTCCCTACCTTAATCGTGTTCATTCGTCACCTCCTTATCTGCCTGCTCGTATAATATGGCAAACGTTTCTTCATCTACTGAGTAAGTAACTTTTTCGCCAAGAACGATATAGTCGTTATCAAACGCCCGAAAAGTGTTGCCGTTTATTCGTGCCATTATTACGCCATCCATTGCGGAAAGTAGCTCAAAACTTGGCAATAACTGCGATAATTCGTGAACATCACCGTTAAACTTAACCGCCTTCACGATCTCGAAAGGCGGGATAGTTGATACATAATTTCTAATCTCCATAATCATTAAATTAAAATTCTACAAATAGGTGTTGCAAAGATCGGTGTAAGGATGAAAATAGGGCTTAGCGTTCCGATCGACACAATCACCGAACAAATTACACACGCCCAAAACGATAGGCAGAAATCGCAGTTGGTTAGCTCGTTAATCAGTGATCTATCACCATACCACCGGAACACCTTAGATAACCAAGAATCACCAAACACTGACATCCGTTCAATTACACCCGTCTTTCGGGCAAAGTTAACACAAAATGCCGCTACAAACGAAACAAGTAGCACGCAAGAAAGAAAATAATTATAAATCTCCATAATTCAAATATTAGTTTGTACAAAAGTATGAATAAAAAGCAATTTTGCAAAGATATTGATTATTAAAACATTAGTCTCAGAGGCCCAGGAGGCGGATAAAAACGAAATGTTTATAAATAAGAAAAGGAGTCCGAAGACTCCTAACCTACGTGCTTTCTGTACAAAACGAACGCCTCCACGATTTCCGGCATGACTTTAAGAGAGCCATTAAACCGCCTTTTAATCATAGACGAAATAATGATAAGGTTACCTTCCTCGCATCGAATATAGCCCATCTTATCAGCCCACGTCATAAAATCAAGTGTTTGAGATGGGAACAACAAATCACATAAAGGGAGGTATATTTTGCAGTCGATAGGCAGATCGTAGCTGTTATCCTTGCTTTTCTCGCAAATATATAAAAGCAACTTTAGCTTCTCCCTTTCATCGTGATCTATCATATCGGCAAGACATTCGCCCACCTTTTCGGAGTTACTCACATCTTTGCGGTAGTCCTCCCAGTCCTTTGTATTATTCATTCTTCCAACAGTTTAAATAGACATACAGCAACGAAGGATGAACGGACAAATTGCCGTTTTTATCCAAGTTAATTAGATCGTTTTTTGAGACGTATTTATGCGTAATTAAGGAACGCCCTCTGATAGCAATTACTTCTTCTTTCATCTCCAAAAAACCACAGTTAGCACACCACTCTAAAAAGGCGTGTGGAAATAGTAAATGATTGCCCACCTCAATTAAACCGCAATCTTTCAACGTAGACATGATTTCTTCGCCCTCTGCGGAACTTTCTTTCTCAACACGACTAATTGTATCATCAATTTGCGATCTTAGCTCTGAGAGCATTGAAATAACTTCTTTGTTCATAAGTCAACACATTTTAGTTAATATATTATCTTTTAATTAGTTACCAACTTTACTTAAAGTATTACTTCACCACCTTAAAAACCAAACAATCCAATGTTCGTTCATTCACACATGCGTATACCTTGCACATCCTTTCTAAATCTCCTTTTCGGAAGGCACATCCGTTGCATGAAATTGTATCCCGTGGTATTGCTTGAATTGTCACTTTGTTCGCTGTGATCGGGTGTGCTACTTCGAACACCTCAAAATCTCTCACTTTCTTTTGCTTCATTCTGATACCTCCGCTAATGGTTTATAATATATATCGTCTCCGTTTGCATCTCTGAGACAATCTACACATTTGTTTCTTGAACAACAATCATACGTAGGGTGTATCCAATCACTGAATGTACATTGTTCGCAACTGCCGTTATTAAATTCATCTACAACATCATCTTCTACTACCATTGAAAGTATGAACTTTCCCGGCTCTCCGAATTTCGGTATTTTCAATAGATCACCTACGTTATATTCCTCTTCCTCTTGGTATGTTTCAAAAGGTCTAAAATACAAATTACTAGAAGTGCATTTTGCTGGTACACATACGTCAAGCGGTGCATTATATAACCAACACCAATTGCAGCATTTTAGAAGCTCTTTGTTAGATGCTTTACACACGAGCCAATATATGCCTTCCCTCGATTTTAGTATATCACCCTCCTTGTATTCATCACCGATTTTAAATTCAATAGGCAACATTGATAAATCTAATTTCTTCATAATATTACTTTTTTATACGTTTGACCTTCCTAAAAATTAATTGACTGCCACTATTAAGGCAGTTTATTTGCATACACAAGTCTTTTAATTCGCCTTGAAAAAATACGCAATTCTTGCAACCGCTATTGTCTTTCAATAATACCGCCTCTACCTTCCGGTCTATTCCCTTTCCCGGAACTTCCGCAAAAAATACTTCCCCCTCTTTCGGTACGAATCTATCTCTATCCGACAAAGATATTCTATTCATTTTTTTACCTCCTTAGTTCTCTTTCTTTCTATTAGTTTAAACATAACTCTATTCTTAACACACTTAACGAAATAGGGGCAATCTAAATCAACATTACTTCTATCATAAAAAGCACATCCTTGACAAGTCCCTCCCTCGTATGGAATCGTTTTTACTATCGTTGTAAAATCTTCCTCTACAACACTTATAATATCGCCTAATTTTGGCTCTATTTTTTTATTCGCAAATCTACCTTCAACATATCTTTTAATATTGTGCCGGGATAATATCCCGGCTATTATTGTTATACTGATTTCAAACCATTGCGTGAAATACTTTCTTTTAAGTCTCTCAAAATATATGTGGCTCTTTCGTTGCCGTTTTCGGCTGCTTTAATTAAAGCTTCATAATGTGATAGCTTGTTTCCTCCGTAAATGCCTGCACTACGCAATAGGGATAATATTTTGGAGTGGCTTATCTTTTGTCCTTTATAAATGTAAGTAGTCATATTTTTAATTTTTATGTGGGGTATTACCCCCACTTGTTTTACTTTCCAATAACTGTTATAAATTCACATTTCGCCCAAAGAGAAAGGTCATTGCTTTCCATATACTTTTTATTATTAGCTTCAATCTCTTTTGCTTTTTGTTCGCTTATCTCTTTTCCGTTTACAAAATATCTTTTCATAACTTTGAGTTTTAATTGTTAGTAATTTGTTTCCTTTTGACACTGCAAATATAAGGACTTTATTTAATATTGCAAGCGAAACTTTAAGTTTTAACATGTATTTAACACAAAAAGGGGGAAACTCCCCCTTTAATAACACCCTTCTTCGCAATGAATATCACACTCAAACCGCAAACACGCATAGGGATAAACGTAGTATTGATTCTCCGTCTTTTGGATAGAAAACTCCTTGTATACGTTGTTGGCGTCGTGGAATATCTTTCTCACCTGTATATCACCGGATGGCAGATAAAGTTCGTGCGTTAAGGCTCTCAGTATTTCTGACTTTACAAACTCCACGTTGTAATATTCTGCTCCCGGGATTTTACGGGTATCGAACCAAAAGATAATGCTAACCGTCCCCCTCAGATCGCCAAAGCCAGATAAAGAGTCTCCCCCTTCGTAATCTTGTGAGTCGTGCATGTAGAAAAAGCAAACGTTACCCCGCTTATCGTCCGGCTCTAAGCGCAAATAATCATTTCCCTTAAAATACACTGATGGGGTAACAAATTTCCCCCTCTCGTTTCTCTCTACCAATTTAACCACGTTCCCGAAAGCGAAATTAAGCCATTTAAGCGATTTTGTTAGGCTTACCTGTACATCGGCTATCGTTTTATCGAAAAGTGTCGCATTTGGTCTAATTATAGCCCTATCGTTCATTTAATATCTCCTTTACTCTGTTATATGCTTCGTCTTTCACATAATCGTTAATAAACTCAGCAAGTGAATCATTTGTTAACCCGAAAATCTCAGCACCGTATTTTTTGATAAGCCAATTAGTTTTTTCATCTGAGGCTTTTATGTAAAACCGATCTTCTGCTGTCTCAACATAAAAAGAGTCGTAAAACTCTCCTGTGTCTTTAAGCGTCACCCGGTCATACGGTTGCCTCTTTTCTATTTTGACTTGTATAGTTAAGGGTCGGTAGGGTTGGTATTCGTCTATACGAACGCCCAAACGGTTAACACCCTTGGCGTATAGCTGATCTTGTGCGTTCATGTCAATAAGTATATTATCATTGTCACGCACAATCTTTTTTGCTATCTCTCCGGTGTCGAGTTCCTCACCTACCTTTTTAAACTTATCTATTAGACCGCTTATCATGTTGCTTTAAATCTTATCCCGTTGTTCCGGCAAGAAAGACATATTCTATCCATCCCTTTTGTATCAATAGAAAGAGCCTCAAAAGCCTTCTTTAGTTCGTATCCGATACCCTGCGCACGTCCCTGTGAGTTTCCGTCAACTTCGTACAATAGTGTTTCACGGTCGATATTCAATTGATTGGCATTTTGCCGAACGTTCGGATTTAATGCAAGTTCCCGCAACACATAAGAAGCCATTTGCAGAGAAACGGCATGCGTGAAGGCATACTTAGACTGAATGATAAAGTCGGTTATATCACATCCTACCGATAATTGAACGTTCAAACCGTAGCATATTGCAGACGTATACATGTTCATTTCTATATTCCACATCTTTACGCCATCCTCCGACTGCGTAGAGTCAACTCTATACGGTGACACTCTGATATACTTTGTTAGCTCTCTCCACGCCTGCACGCTTCCGATATTACAAGTACCGCACGGATCACGTGAAAAGTCCTTAGAGACGTTTATGGCATACATCCCCAACGGCAATTCTTTTTGATCGTAACACAAGTACCACAAGCCACCGGGTGAAGTTTCCTCAGACATATAAGGGAGTAACACATCGCTTCCGACATCGAACCATTGGTAAGAACCATTTTTAGTATAATTCAAATCGAACGTCTTAATCGGGTCTACCTGTGAGGTGTGCATAAGGTAAAGTTTTACCTTTCCCGGCTTGTTAAACTGCAAACCTATCTTTTCGATCTTGGTTGTTACCCCCATAGAACGGACTGGCAATATTTCATATCCTACAATGCTATCGGTAGGGTCAATCTCGTTATTTATCTTCCCCGAACCATCGAAGAAGTTTGTACGCTCTAAAAGCGTCTTTGTTTCCCCTGCAATCAACTTTTCATTTATGAAGCGAGTAACGGTATTGGTGATCGCTCTTTCGTTCAATTCACGCAAATAATCGCTTAGTGGGTTGTACCGTTTCCAGTTATCACCATCGGAAGGCCCTACACCAACATTCTCTGTTATTGCCTCCCATACGTCCGGACGAAGAGTTAACACGTCCTTGCCGTAAACTACCTTGTCACCCGGCTTATAAGTGTCGGTATCCCGATACTCCGGATAACGTAAATAGTAATCAAGTGGCATAATAGATTCAATGTTTCTTAGCGTCACAAGCGGGTGAACGTCTTGAAACATAACACCACTATCGGACACCGTTAAACTTTCGTCTATCTTAGCGTCTCTATCGTACGACTGCCGCCATCCTACGAGCGTGGCAAGTTCTTTTTGTATATCCTTTAATCTGTACATGGTTATAAATAAAAAAAGGGAAGGGATTTTGTCCCCCTCCCTTTGTTAATACTTAGTTTACTTTCTCGTTACGCTCCCGGAACTTCCTTTGTGTTAACGGGTGAATCTGTTGAGTTCTTCACCTCAACATTCAGATTTGCAGCCTGCGCATTGACTTTAACATCAACTACGCCACCAGTAGCCGAAACCGCTGCACCTTTGACTTTATCCAAATCTACTTTCAAAGCAGATTCAGCAACCGGACTACCTCCGATTTTAGAAAGGTTAACCGATAATTCGCCAGCCGGAGAACCTCCGCCGATCTGTTCAGCATTGGTAATAAATACCGGAGTACCGCCAAACTGCGAATTTTCTTTGTTTACTTCGATCTTCATAATCGGGTTGGCGATTGTTGAAGGATCGGAGTTAAAAGCTACTACGAAAGCAATATCTACTGAGAAACCGTAGAAATGTTTAACGTCACAAGTCATATCGGCAGTAGCTGCGCCTGCGATAGCTGACTGATCTCCCACTTCTTCGTAGTAGTGTGTTCCAACCTCTTTACCGAAATAAGGAAGAACAACCTTTCCAAATTCATGCGTGCCCGACTTAGTGTTGTTGTAGGCTGCACGGTCTACACGGGTCAACAAACCAACGTTGCCCGATTCAACAGCATACATCTGAGCGAAGTTTTCCGGCTCTAAAGTCATGTTGTTGGTGAAATGGAACACTTTGTTTGCATACTCCAACTGTTTGTTAACGTCATTGTACAAACCGTGCTGTTCCAGTTTACGCAACATTGAGTCTACGCCAGTGTCGCCAATGATATGAAGTTGACCGGAATAGTCGTTTGCACGGAACATCGGGTGCAAGTCGCTGAGGATGTCGTTGCGCTGAGTGAATTTCACCTGTACATCGTTACCCGTTTTTGTGTAATACAGCAAGTTTCCGAACACTTGCGTTTTGTTTGCCTCCAAAGCCGCAATAGCATCCTTATCAACGGTATCCATGAACTTACGGATGTGCTTTTGTAGCTTTCTGTTCCAGTCCTGTTGGTAATCGATTTCGTTGTTTGAATACATGTTCGGTGTCATAGTAAAGCCGAAAGCATAGGTTTTCCAAGTTACACCGATCAAACGAGAAGTGTTCTCCGCATCTGCAATAACGCATGTGCGGGCGTTTGACACAGTTACGCTTTTATCGTAATCAATTACGGGAATCTTAATATCGCTTCCCATTGAGGCGAACGCTCTACGCTTAGTTTCATCGGAAAGCATTGAGTCCATCGCATTTGTTTGAGACAAAAAGAAGTCATACGCACCCCATTCGGTCATGCGAGCCATGTTTTTGTCAATGTTAGGGTTCTTTAATCTAAACTCCTGTGTTCTTGTAGCAATTAACGACATAAATCTATTGTTTTAAAGTTTATATTGTGAGGGGGTTAAACCCCTCTTTAGTTATTCTGTTGGCAAATCTGCGATCTTGTTTTCAACCCAAATTTTATCAAGCTCCGTTTGATACTCTTCCGACTCGCTTGTATAACCTTTCTTAGCTAAATACTCCTGCGCAACCTTGTTTGCCTCTACTTTGGTTCTGCAACCGCTTAAATCAAGCAAGCTACCGTTACCCTGTCCGCCTCCGGAACTACCCGCACCTCCTGCCTGTCTACCTTTGTCAAGAACACCGAACTGTTCAAACTGTTGAGACAGAAGTTCTGATGCGGTAAACGGTTTCAGACTATTTGCAGGGTTGTTGTAAGGAACACCATCTTTCATAAAGATAAGACTTTCAGAACCTTCGTCACCTTGCAAAGTGGGTGAGAATTGAGTTTTAAGCAAGTTAACCGCCTGCTGCTTCACAACGTTTAGAACTGGCTCTGAAATATCCTTCTTAAACTTCATCCCCTGCATTGCGCTTGAAATGTAAGAAGTGATCTTGTAATCGTTCAACTTACCGTTAAACTCCTTTTCTTTCTCTGAAAGTTGGTTGTTCAACTCAGCAAATTTTTGCTTGGTGTCGTTTAGCTCGGCTGTAAGCTGATTGATTTTATCTGTATCCCGGTCACCTCCCTTTTTGGCTCTCTCCGCTTTTAGCTCTTCTTTCAGATCGTTAATCTGCTTTTCAAAAGCTGATGTATCCGACTTAGAAATCTTTGTTTTGCCAAACTCAATTGCGGTTTTCAAATCAAGATCGGTTACACCTTCAATGCCAAAAGCGTCTTTCATTTGAGCAGCAATACTGTTTTCGGTTTCTCTGACCTTTGCCGCAACCGTCTGCGCTTCATCGTTTTTAGAAATTTCTGAAATAGCGTTAAGAACTTCATCCGATAGCTCCGATAACGCTTTATTCTGTCTAAGCAAATCTACTGTTAACATTACTTTTCTCCTTTCTCTTTTTGTTTCTTCAACTCCGCACGAAGTTTTGCAGCTTCTTCACGTCTAATTTGCTCTCTCAGTTCTTCGTCTGCCTTCATTTTTGCCTCGGCTCTCGCTGCCAGTTCTGCGGCTCGTCTTGCCTCTGAAATTGTAGATTCATATTTAACCGGGTCGAAAACAATTCTCAATGTATACCCCAATCTTGGCAGTCTCGGCAAAATATCAAGTTCAAAAGTCTTTCGCTTGTATTTTTGCAACACCGGGACGCTGATTCTTTGCCCTGTTTTCGGATTAAATTCTTTCACTTCTTGAACAACGTGATACAATTTAACTTCATCCTGCGGGCAAACGTAATTACTTTCATTCAGTTGATCTAACTGATCCGTTCTGTAAACCATTTGCGTACTTTTTTAAAGTGTTAATAATTATTTCAATTTTCTTTTTATAGTCAAGTGCAGAACCGAACTCAATGATATTCATGTTCTCCCTTTCAAATCTACGCACAAATGTAGGAAGGTTTAATTTAACTCGCAAATCTTCCTCACTTATAACGTTTTCTTTATACAGATTTACCGCTTCTTCTCTCGTTAAGTGTGAATAAGGCTCTATCTCGTTAAGGATTAATAACCTTTGCATCTGTGTAGGGTCGTTCCGATACTCCGTTTCGATGATCTGTTGCCTCAGTGCATCAAGTTCCGCCTCGGACGCTCCGGTTTCCTTCATGATCTTATAACGCTCTGAAAGCTCTTCCGGTGTATAGATATAGAATTCAGTCCCGTAGTTAATATTGCAAGAAACAAAGCTATCACCATAACGGAGTAAACAGATAGTAGAGTCTACGAATGTTTGCGCTTCCTCGAAGCCTCGTTTGATTCTGTTTAGTTTAGTAGTCAAGGACTCAAAACCCGCTTTAACTTGCTTTTCGTTAATAGCCTCAGACCTATTTAACTCCCCTTCTCCGCCTGTTACCGATCTTACGAGTTCCTCTCTCAGCCTCTTTTCCTCGTTTACGTTATATTCGAGTGACCCAGTGTCAGCGGATAGCATAGTTATCGGGTTTTTCAAGTCGGGAACGTTGTGCATTTCATCCGGGATAGGTATCTCAACATAAGAGCCTGCACCCCGCAACCGCTTGCTTGAGCAAATCGGGCACGCCATCGGTTTTCCGTCCGCACCTGTTATCCACTCGTTTTTTTCGTTCTTTAAAAAACCATCATCGCACCGTTCTTTGCCATCGTGTGACTCATAGTGACAATCACGTTCATAACCGGAATAAATCGGATAAGACGCGTATAAATCTAAATGCTTCTTTGCAGTGGAATAATAAAGATACCAGTCGAAAGAGTCGAGTTCGCTCGTTATAGGGCTTATTTTAATGTCGGGTTCACTCAATGATATAGAGTCAGACCAAAAGAAACGAGCCGGACAATAGCCCAAATCGTGCATATTGTCTACCTCTAAAATCAAGTCGTTTTCCCTCGTTTTATCAAATCTTACATAACGTTCTTCATCAATATAGACGATCTTATTTTCGTCCGTTACGTACATGATATAAGCCATCAAATTACAGTCTTTCCCACATGTGCGATAAGAAAGTACGTTTGCAATAGGCAACCAAAAAAAATACGGCTCTGGTTTTTCTCCTACCTGTACCTCCGGCATATCAACGACCAAAACAGAGTTAATTCTATGCTTGAAATTATCCCAACCGTCCGTACTCCAAACCGAAGGTTCTTTTAAAACATCCTTTCGGTAATACTCCCAGTCATCCCGATCCTCAGATGATTTAAACTGATAGTTATAAACCGGATTCCTACCATCGAAAACACGGCTCAGTTTGTCGAATATCTCAGAAGTAACACCATTTGTTTTAACCGGGAAATGGAACATAGATAGGAAAATATCATATTTATCTTTCGCTATCCACGTCTTAACCTTAGAAAGAAAGTCAATTACTGGCTTATTACGATCATCACTCGTTCTCACCCGTGTGTGAAACGCTATTCTTTCTTCGTGTTCCTTTGCTTTCGCTATTTGACTGATCCCCTCCGGATGTCTGTATATCTCCCTTATTTCGTCTAATGATTTTCCCATTTTCATTTAATTTAAATTCTGAGTCCTCCGGTATATGCCACCCTCCATTATTAACCATTCCCAAAAGTCTCTCAGCGTGTTCAATATCGAATAAACGAGTTTCCCCCAGTTCTTCACAACTGAGGGAAATATACGTTTTTTTAGCTATCATCCGCCTACACCCGTAGAAGGCACTAACTGAGTCAGAGGGTTAAACTCAGGTTTCACGATAGTGAAGTTGTCCGACCAATTAGGCATGAAGTTCCACGTAATAGCATTGCTATCCGGAGCTTCTAAACCTCCGATAGTCTTATCACCGATAAACAGCGACCAAACAGGGAAACCGTGCAAATTCTCACCCGTCTTATCACAAGCGATTTGACCGTTTCCATTGATAAGGAACACACCGATCTGCCCTGCTTCACACATTAACGCTTTCATCGCCTTAATAATGGTTTGCGGCAACTTCTTGAACGAAGCTGTAAACGGTGTCGACTCCGACCCTAAAATTTCTACAACACCTCCGGGAGTTGCGTTTCCGCCTCCATAAGTAAGGGCAGCGCCCGCCTCTACTGTCGGCTCGTAAATATAAGGCGTAACTACTACTTTAGTACCGTCTTTTGCTGACAGTAAGGGAGTCCATGTAGCCAACTTTACGATACTTTCGGCAGTCATAGTATTTGCAGTTCCTGCCGTTTTTTCGAGTCTCTGAAAAGCAAGTTTTTGAACTTGCCCGAAATTGTCGGGACAGCTAAATGCGGGAATATCCGGAAGTGCTGCACCTAAAGGACAATCACAATACAACATAATTATAAAAATTTAGTTAAACAATTGATTTTACTTTGCAAATATACCGTATAAACTTGAAAGTCTGATACATTTTCCTACTTTATCAGTTTATAACCCTTATTCCTCTTCTTTTTTGATATATAGTTGGAATAACTTCTTTCTCGACTATGCCAGTTAAAACATCTGCCGCATCATCGTGCTTGTTCGCTGAAAATTCACGAAGGTAATTTGTTACATGTTCATGGAATTTCGGGAAACGTGATTCCCACCCGTACGGCATTACAATAGACTGAGTAACGTTTGCAGCGTTCGACAATATACGAGCCTCTTTATTTAACTTCTGACAGAACCAATTTATTTCAGTCTTTGTTTTAGGGCTTATATTAACAGCGAAAGAGCGTCCTCCGCTATTGCTTTCTATATTTGCATAATCTGTATCATTTCTATTTAGCATATCGGGAACACTTACTTGCGTGACCTCTATTGGCTCAGTCGTATAAATAACGTCCGTTACAAGGCAGAAAACAAGATGCTTATACCTTCTTTCCTTTTCATTCCAAACAGCTTCTTTTGATTGATACTTATCATAGCAAATAGAACAAAGGTAGTCGCTACCGGTATCCGCACAGTCTGTATAGTTACCCCTTCCGATCAACACACCAAAATCATTTTTATCGGTGTACGTTTTAAAGTTACCGTATAAAGTTCCCTCAGCACTACCGGGGTTTCCTTGATTCAAACATTCAAATTCATTTCTATCAAGTTCCCTTTGTTCGTTCAACTTCTTTGCGCTATGTTTTTCTTCCCAAAGTGCTTCACCCGGCAAACGTGGATCAATTTCTGTTGGTTCTCCCACCTTTAAAGCTGGAAAGTTTACTTTAACCCACGCACCTTCCGGTATACTATCCAAATCTTCCCACTTTTCAACATTGATAACATTCTCTTTATCTTCGATCCTACCTATTAAATCATCCTTGTGCCATCTCGTAAATACAATAAGCTGTTGACTGTTATTGTGTAGACGGGTGGTTACAACGGTGGTGTACCATTTCCAAGCAGCTTCCCGGATAATCGGAGAATTTGCCTCCATATGGTCCTTGTATAAGTCGTCCAAAATGGCTATATCAACAGATTTACCAGTCAAACTACCATTACGACCAACGGATATAATATACCCACCCTTTCCGATTGTTTCAGTCATTTTTGAATTTCTCGCAAACGCTTGATACCTCGATTTTTTTTCCTCTCCCATTATTCGGGTGTCGGGGAATAGGCTTTTATACTCCTGTGTATCCATGATTCTTTGTACATCCTTATTAAACCCCTCTGCGAGTGATGCGGCATAAGAACCGATCAATATCTTTAAAGACGGGTTAAGCCCCAAAAGGAAAGAAGGTAGCTTTCTACTGCTACCCTCGCTATTATGCGTTGGTACAAACGTCTCACCTACCAAATAAACACCACCTTCGACCTGTATACAGTTACCCCAACCCAAATTATCAACCTTTTCTATATCTGTTATGGCTCTACGCCTATTTTTAACAAGCCTAACAATTTTCTTTCTTTCAACCTTACAAGGGAAATTGATAGTAGGGTTAAAACATAATTGATAAACCTTTAGCTTTCCTTGAATACCGGATGTAGATAACTTTGGCTCTTCTTCATAGATGGCTGTTTTTTGCCCTAAACTATAAAGAATTTTATTTGCCATATCTATTATGTTTTTATTCGCATTAGCTATCGTAACACGTCCATTTTTTTTATATACCGTCCCATCTGTGTCTATTAAACCTGCTATTATCTGTTTACGAACATCTACTGAGTTAAATAGATAACACTCCGGTATATGTTTGTTTCTGATAAACCCCTCTTTTTTTAAAATAGAAAACAATTCGCTTGAATAAAAACGCCTCGTTGTACTTCCTTTATTTTCGTGAAATGCGTAAGGAGTATTATTTATTATACAAACATCATTGCAACCAATATGAATTAAACCACTATTCATATCACCATCTCCTAACCATGCACCTAAAGTATATGGATCAATCGGAACTTTTTGACTCTCAAATTGAGATACAACACCTCCATCAACTTGAAAATTAAAACGAGAGCCTCTCTTATTTCTCTCCCCTCTACATGTACCAATTTTATACATATACTCAGTTTCAAGCCTTTCTAATGGTCTACCGTGTTTTTTGGTATTATAAACCACCCATTCATGTTTGCCATGACATTCAACTTTTATACCATCACTAAACGTAACGACATACTGAGACTGACACTTTGGAGACACCCAAAGAACCCTAACAGGTTGTCCGAATCTGCCCAACACATAATCACCTACTTTTAAATCTCCATGCCTTTTAAAGCCTGTTGGTGTAGGTACTAATGTACTATCACTTAATTCTTTTCCAGTTTGTGGGGGCACTGTAACGATCAGTTTTTTGATCTTACCATGTGCAAACCTATCGAGAATCTCGTAGTATGTTTTGTGAAACTGACTCAGAACTATTTTATCATCTATGAATTTCGCATAGTTCTTAAACTTCTTCCTCGCAACATGCTTCACAATCTCAACTGGTGGTATTTCATTTACTTTTTTCACTTTTTACCCTCCGTATTTTGCAAAGAATCTGCCAATTGTTCTAAAACGTCCTCCGGAACATCCGAAAAATCGTATTTAGGCTTTTCCTTTTCTTTGTCTCCTACCAAGTTTATACATAGCGGTGAGTCATAGCCCAACAACCTTGCTTTTCTTTGCTGTACGTTGAGAACTACATTCAAGAAAGAAGGATCACCCGTTGTAGTTTCCTTTTGTACCTCCTTAGCTTTCCCTAAAATATACTTTGTCTTACATTTGGGACGCTTTGACTTTTCCCACTCTTCCCACGCTTCACGGGCTACATTATCCAAAGACTGAAGTTCCTGCGTAATATACTGATCTATATTATCGAACTGTTCTCTTTTCCACTGAGTTAAGCAAAACTGAATATCATTATACACTGTTTGATAAGTCACGGTATACGGCACTTCGTCCGCCTTATTTCGCTCGTTAATCGCTTCCGCTATTCTTCTATAAGAATAACCTTTCAAAAACAAATCAGAGGCAAAGGAACGATCTCTTTCTGTCTGTTCGTCCGTCCGGCTGTGCCTTCCCTGCCCTCTTTTCATTGAACCTATTTTTTTATCCATTTTAAGACGTATTTTTAAGTTATAATTTCTATTCGGTATATTGTACTACAAATAATATAATCTTTCAATATGCGCAAAAATAACACTATTATAGATAATATAAAAATAAAGTCACGCTGCTATATTTGCAACGTGACCTATCATTATTTATTTTTATTAGTATTTCGGTTGAAAAAGAAATTCAAACCTTCCTTTTGGGAACACTTGATATTTACCTTCTTCAAACAACACAATATATTGCCCAGGCTTAACACATATCATATCTCCATTTTTTGCCGTAAAATTAAGGCAATACGTGCTATTTCTTATCCATTGTAGACCCATATCTAAAAGCCTGTGTTTTTGTATATCCGACAAAACGAAATTTTCGATATATTCGGCTTTAACCTCTCTTAGCTTTGCAATATACAATTTTGCTTTTTCTACCGATATTTTGTTTACGCTGATTGATGCGGTTTTTAACGCATTTCTGATAAAAGTAGTATCAAGTTCAATCATATTTTGTTTCTCGATAAGCTCATCCAGTTTTCTATATTCTTCTTCACTCAACAGAATATCACCTACTAAGAATTTACCATATTTGTATTTTAGAATCAATTTGATATACTGAATAGCCTTTAGCAAATCTTCTTCTTTGTTCTTCTTATCGTGCCTAAACACATATTTCATTGCGTTCCCCTCCAAGAAACCAACTTTATTACTTTCTAAAAATTTAGAAAGCTGCATGCCGGATGCCTTGTAATGGCATCCCCCAACTTGGTAACCTTCCGGATCACCATAACAAACGCTTCTTCTCGCTAAATCAATAATTTTTTCTTCCATATCAATTGAATTAATATTGTTTCCCATGTTTTTGACATCTCAACTCGTTATATCTTATCTTTGCCTCTATTGCTTTAGATAGGTCTATGTTATAAAGCTTTGCGGCTGCAATGGCTATTGCCATCATTTTAACATAATCATTGCTATAACAATCATCTTCTAATACACACCACGGAACAAAATGAACAGCATAATATACAACGGATGAAATAGATTTTTCAAAATACAACAATTTATTGAAATGGTCACTAACCATACTTTGAAAAACAAAAATATCGGAAGGACATTCCATTTTGTCATTACAATGCCCTATCGCATCCATACACCTAATAAACACGTCTGCCAGTTCATCGCTAACAGTGTCTTTAACACACTGTTTAAATATATCCTCAAAATCTTCCTCACATCCTAAAACAAAATCGTAAACATCGTTTTCTACAACCTTTCCTTTTCGTTCAGCCTCCATAGCTTCGCAAAATTCAGATACTATCAACGCCCATTTTTTAGACTCTGAAACATCTGAGTCATAAAAAACTTTTGCCTTCATTCTTTCATGTTGTTCTGTACACTCCTTAGTTAAGGAGATGCAAGTTTGATTAAAATCAATCATAATATTTAATTTATAATTAGTTGTTAAAATGGTAAATCTCTAAATTTCTCACACGCTTTACAGTGATATTCCTTGTATTCTCCGGTTTCAAGACATTTATATTTTCCCTTATTGCATTTACTTTCAAGATAGCAGCAAGCACCGCAATAATAATGCTCTCCATGATTTAACGCACTTTCCAATTTTGATATGTGTTCCATTATACCGGAAACTTCTTTCTTTAGAACTCTTATCTCTTTCTCCTTAGCGGATATTTCCGAAAGTTTAGCCTCCAACATTTCACGGTTGAACCTCAATCTATCTAACAGTAAGTTACCAAATTCCATACTTAACCCTCCTTTTTATTTCTTCGTTGTATATATCAAGTTTCTTTCTCTCAAATTTTATTCGATCGCCAATTTTCCGAAGCTTCTTTCTTACTAATCTGAAATCGTCCTCCATTGCCTTTATATTATCAGTCGATTTTCTGATAGTTTCCGAAATAACTTCGTTACTCGCCGATCTTGCTTTCTCTACTTCTTCATTCATGGTTTATGTCTTTTAGCCCTACTATCCATTCATTAAGAGGATAGGGAATATTATATTTCTTCATCATCTCTTTAGCACTATTCCAGTTTTCTAAAGATGGATCAAAACCTTTCAACTTATCAACTATCCTATCATGCGTATTTTTAGGAGTTTCTCCCTTTTCAACATCCAAAGACATTGCACGGAAACCTGTACTTGATTCTGTAACCGATATTTTATTGTCATTCTCCCAATAAGTAAAATACTGATATGCGCCACATTGATACATGAAACCCGTTACAGTTCTTACCACTCCCTTAAATGTGTCATTCCCTATGTTTTTGTACATTGCTATTTTGTACTGACCGGATAATCTTCTTCTTTCCATAACTATAAGTTTAAAGCGGTATTTCTACCGCAATTATTATACTACTTTTAAGCCTCCTTGTAACCTCTACTATTTAGCCAAGAAATAGCACCTTTTAGAGTCTTGAAAAACTTGCTACTTTCCACTGCCGTACATGCACTGTATTTTTTCTCTCCATGAATAAAAAGTGCTCCTTCGTTTTCGCCTCTTTTGAATGAAATAATTTCCATAATCTTGTTATTTAATTGTTGTTACTTTGTTTCCTTTTGACATTGCAAATATAAGGATAATATTTAATATTGCAAGTTTAAATTTAATATTTAACAAAAACTTAACACAAAAAAGGGGATGTATATTGCATCCCCAATTTAGAAAACACCTTAAAACGGCAAATCATCATTTTGCATAAACATCTGCTGAGGCGGTTGCTGTTGACCGCCATAACCTCCGGTTGCCGACTGTTGGTTTCCGTTGCCTCCGGCTTGTGGCTGGTTTCCCTCACCCGCTTTTCTTCCCATCTGCATAGACCTTACAACGATCTCAGAAATAGTTCTTTCAACGTTATTAGAGTCGGTATATTTACGATAGTGTAAACTACCCTCTACGTATAACTCCATTCCCTTGGTAACATACTGCCCGCAAATCTCAGCCAATTTACCTTTGAATGTTACATTATGAAAGTCTGTTTTTTCCGGAACTTCGATACCGTTACTCGTTTTATATGCCCTTTCGTTCGTTGCGATAGAAAGATTACATACTTTCCCTCCGTTATCGAAGGTTTTTACTTGCGGATCAGCGCAAACACGCCCGATCAATTCGATTTTGTTTAAGTTCATTACGATAATAAATTTGCTAATGTTGATAATATGTAAATTCCAATAAAGACGATAACCATAAGTCCTGCTATTGAATCAATCTTGCTACCTTCGCTTAGTGCTTTATTGACATCTTCAATTGAACCTTTAACCCTATACGGCATATCTACACCTACTGTGTTAATATACACCGAATCATCTGTATATCTAACTATTGATTCCACAGATTTAGGGTTAATCATAATTTCATTTCCAGATACAAGTTCAAATTTTACTAATTTCATTTCTTTTGCAGTTTTAAACTGTCCCTTTTGAGGACTTTTATTTTTTCTAAATTACTTTGATATATCCGCATTCCCTTCCGGGTGTTAGCGTGCTCCCAACGATTATGGCAATTGAAACAAAGTATGTTTATGTTACGAGGATCATGCGCAATCATTGGGTTCGATCCCCTCGTTATAATATGCGAAATATAAACGGCTGAGTACCCTGCTAACGGCTTTAAACATTCTTCACAATAGTGAGGCTTAATATCCCACATATACCGGAAGAAACGTTCATTTTCCCTCTGTCCGTGACCCTCTCCGAACATCCGTTTTAAATATTCATACCTTGTTTTAGGCTCAATATCGAAATTATTATTGAATAGCAAGGGGTTATACCCCATGCTTAAACAATAATCTATTTCCTCAAACGTATCAATCGTGTACATCTTCTTCGATCAACTCCGGCTGCTCTGTTTCTTCATCATCAAAAAACGTATCGTCACCTTCTAAATCATCATCTGGCGTCAAACTATCGTCCGGTTCTGCCGTTGCTGTCTCACCGAATAGCTCCAATTGTGCACGCTTATTCTCAAAAAGATACTTGAAAATTTCATCTTTCAGTGCTTCAAAATCTTCTTGTAGTGCTATTTCAAATTTCAACCCCTCACCGTCCAACATAATTTTGCTCGTTTGCATTTTCAACCGGGACAAATCTACTCCCGTGAAAATATATTTGAAAACTATTGTGTTCTTTTCGGGATCATAGACTATCTCACTAATCGCTATACGGGTTGCAAGCGTTTCAAAATATTCATCGAATTGTCTACTTAACTCATTGTCTTGTTTTGCCAAATCAGACAAATAGGTGATGTTCCTAAAATTCATTATTCCCATCAATTCAACTATGTATGAACGAAGCTCATTTGCCGCAATTCCTAAATCTCTATGCGGATATTCGGGGCATTTTACCTTGTGAAACGTCTTTGTTTCTTCACCATCAACCAAACGGCAATCATTGTAATCTACCTCTAAACCGTTATTCAAAAATTTAACTCTCTTTAATTCAAAATTTTCTTTTAACATGATACTTTATTTTTTAATGTAAAACTCGCATACCCTCCCAATATTAGGGCAACTGCATAACTTCTTTTTAAACTTACTGCAATAACAAATCAAATTGTGATGATCTGAACTGAATTTACATTCCGTGCAATGAACGAGAATAAAATTCTTAATCTTCTTTGCCATCAATATACTTTTGTAGTCGTTCGTCTATAAGCCGGACAAACTCTACGGCTGTCATATCTTTCACATCCAACTCACCTTGAAAACGTTCATGTGCTTTCATTATTAGAACTTTTGTACGCCCTATCAATTCGGACAAACCATAGTTTTTGTATGCGTAAAGTTGGTGTATAATGCAATTTCTACGAAGGGATACATAACGTGTAATATCCCGTGATATAATTTTCTCCGGAGATATGCTTAATGCTTCGCACATCAAATTGAACTTTTCCTCTAAAGTCATTTCTTCATTTTCTTTCATCTTACAAATCTATTTGGTTCTTCAATATAAATACTAAATTCTTCCGCCGCAAACTGCTTTAAAAATTCTATGTATTCGACAAATTCGCTATTGCTTAAATCGGTAACTTTAACCGAGTCCTTTCTATACTCACCAGTTTCAACATCTACAACTTCCCCCATCGTAATAGGGCAAATACTACGCATATAAGCCTCCGTTTCTTCTTCGCTCCACCTGTACCCATTTTCGCACATCCCTTTCTGAAATTGGGGAACAACGTATTTAAAGTAGTATCCACGCAAGGATGAAGAATCAGACGGTTCTAATACCGTAAACTCCGCAATAATATTTTTCCCTGCGTTGTTCTTCATAAACTCGTTAAGCTCGCCCATGTAGATGGATAACTTACCGTCCTTAGTTACCTTCCCGGGTATCGTTATCTTCTTTTGCTTCATCTTCGATCACTTTTGTAAACCAACTGATAAATACCTTTCCGCATACATCCGAAATAAAGTTCCTCAGACTTGCAGGCAACTCACTTTTTCTGTCAAGTATTAGCTTAAATTCTGATACAAGTTGGTCTATATCCATTTTTCCAACTCTGTCTATTGCTATTCTTTTAGGGATTCCTCCATGATACAAGATTTGTAATCTTGCCTCTTTCCGCTTCTCTTTTAAGCCATCCCAATAAATAGAAAGCTCTTTTCTATACTCCGGTCTATCCAAAACCTTTTCTACTGACTGTTCACTTAATTTTTTGCTAATTTCCTGCATAATTAATTGATTTTATGTTACTACTGTTTTTATTTCTACGCTGCAAATTAAGTCAAAACTTTAAATTCACGCAAATAAAAACGGGTAAATCTTTCAGAAATACCCGTTATTTAACTTTCGTTTATAATATCACTTGAATAGGTTTAATATAAAATCTCTCCCAAGCTGCGTGAAACGTCTATGATATATAACCCTTCCACTATCAAGAACTTCTTGTTTCACTTCTTCGTAACCGCAATTAGAGTACTTAGAATACAATACCCATGTACCATTAACTTTAAACTGAATCTTCTTAGATTCGAGTATTTTATTTAATTCGTTTGCCGATTTTAAACCTATCTCTTTCGCTATCTCCGTAGATGTATAAGTTTTATTCACGTGCATAAGTATTGCATTTTTCTTTTCCGCCTCTATTCTTGCCGATCTTTCCTCCTTCAACTTAGTTAATAGTCCTATTCCAAAATCTGGGTTATTTAATATCTGATCTATAACATTATCAGTTGCATATATACCATGTCTGCGTATATCTTTCAATATCTCTTTTATTTTTGATTTAAATGCTTTTGCCATAGGTTTTCTACTTAGCATTAACACCTCGTATAAACCATCTTCAGTTAAAAACCAAGCTTCTTGATTACCTCCAAGTGTCGGAATAATGTTCCGAACCTTTTCATTATCATCTACAAGGTTAACCAGTTTATTAACGCTACTCAAATCATAATCAATACAAATAGCAACATCTTTAGCCAAAAACAAAGGATCATCAAAAGTTCCATAGATTTTAAAATCAACTCCTAAAACTTCTCTCTGATCAATCACCGAAATTTCCATATCATTACAGTTTAAAATTAAATGCCCCGATTCGTGTGCCGCCAAACAACACGAACCGAGGCATTAACGCTATTAAGCAATATCTTTAAATTTGTTGGCGGACAAATTTTACACTGCAAATATACGCACTTAATCGAACATAGCAATAGACAAATAGTTAATAAATTAAAATAAACTTATTTGCGTGTCCGTCAGCTTAGAAATTATATCATCTACTTTCTTTTCCGCCTTTTCTTTTCTCTCTCTGTATCTCTCCCCGAATCGCTCAAATCTCTTCTGTGCGCTTCTCAATTCTTTCACCGATTCAATTAGAGCGTTTTTTAGATCGTTTTCTTTTGAATCCATATCTTTCTACGAATTTAATACTATCGTCCAACAGAGGGGAAGAAAATGCTATTTCTGTGATGTTTTCATTCTGCATGTTACTTGAAAACCAATCGACATCACAAATCATCTTCATTTGTGCGAAGCGCAAAATACATATAGCGTCACTATTCCATAATTTCACGTTTGCGAGTGGGAATTGCTTCATCGCATAATTCAGATACTTTTCTTTTCTATCCTTCTTTTCCTCTTTCTCTCCTTTCTCCCTCAGATTTAAACCACTTTGCCACGAAATAGGCGCACACAGAAATAAAGGAATATCAAGAACGAGCGCACAACATACAAGGTAGTTGTAGTTCTCCAACATAGTTGCTATTCTAAATTCTTTCCCGCCTCCGGAGTCACCCCCACGAACCGAAAGACGCTCAATGAATATTGCAGGGCTACCGGAACGCTTCACTTTTTGAAACACGTTAAAAATACCCTTTGCCGTGCGTGGCATTGGGATAGTAATAAGACTATTACCCGGCTTATATACCACTATTCCACCAGCTGACACACCGGGATCAATTGCGCAAATAATATCTATTCCCATAGTAACAAGAACCCTTTCATTAAAGATTTTGCCTGTTTTCGAGAAACACACAAATAGTTAATAGACGCATATTTGCAATACAGAGTATAACATCTCTTTCCCTCCTTTTTTCTCCTTTCGTATGTTAACGAGTCAGAGACATAAACGAATTTATCGGAAGGCTTTGTAAGCCTTATCCGATAACCGTTCTTTTTTACTTTTCTTCTATTCATAACTTTTGGTTTTATTGAATGTAGTAATACAACTTCCAAATATTATCTTCTGATCTATCACCTTCATTTGAGAAGGCTAACATTTCATCCCAATACTGGAATAACTTTCTTTTCTTGGCTATCAGTACCGCACGAAAATAAACTGCTTCGTGGTCTACCCCAAACCTCGAAATACACTCTTTTTCGAAAATTTGCGCAAAGCTATTTACGGGTCTACCTTGAAATTGAAACAAAGCTTCTTTCTTGTCTGCTAACGTAGGTACTACCGACATATCATATCCCAATCGTTCCATGTACGCAAATGTAGACTCGTTTATTATCCTGTCACGCTCTATGCGGAAACGTCCCGAATACTTATACGTCAAAAGGGCGAGAACAAAATTGTATGCCTGCAAATTCAAAAACATCTTTTCCTGTTCGGGTGTCGGCTTTGGCTTTTCGTCCGGCATAATCTGAGAAACTCGTTCCATCGTTTCAATCTTTCGTTTCTTATACGCCTTTAGAACCTTTGAAATATAATCAACCGAAAGAGAGCCATAGTGATTTTTATCCGGGTTTCCGTATCTATCCTTTGGCAAAAACGGATCAAGTTCACCCACAGCAAGCAATCTCCACGCCAAACGAATTTCATTGAACGACAGATCATCGAAATACATATCTATCACATCGCAAACGGCATAAAATATACTACTCACGTCTTTGGCGTCCGGTATTTTTAAACCAGTCTCTAAACATATACCGTTAACAACCTTAGAAAAATAACCCAATCTTTTCTCTCGATCAACACATTCCGAAACGAGAAGGAAAGTTGATTCACGGAAAATCATCTGATCTACTTTTGAGAGTTCTCTAAAATTGCCACTTTCGTAAAATTTGCGATTCCTCTCTATAAACGAGCAGCAACCTTCATATTTTGCTAATTTTCCGCCCGAATTTTCGATTTTCTCTAAATACATGATACTTTTATTGTCTTAGTGATTAAAATTGAAATTTAAGCCTTAAAATGCTATGTAAAGTTTTCCGTTAAATAAGACTGATACATCCTGCGTTGTTCGTCACTCTGAAAATACGATTTAGTATTGTTAGCAGACTGAATATTTCCGGAAACTCCTGTCTTTTCCCGTAACCATTGCATATACTGTTTTGGCGTTGATTCGTATACCAGTGACGCCCATCCTTTAGATATGCTCTGATTTATCAATAGCATAGCAAAACCTTCTTCAAATTGCGCAATCTCGTTTAGGTTTGCTTGCATAGCTGTTAGAGTCTTAGTCTTTACCCGCCACTTTGGTTGGGTCATTAGCACATAAAAGGCTTTTTTAAATTCCTCCGACTCGAACGGGAATGTTAGCTGATCGAAAAAACTATCTGTTCGCTCTATCACTTTCTTAGTCACATCTAAGGTTTTTGCAGTAAAGCCAAATATCTCTGAGGCTAAAGGTTTCTTTTCAACCGGGAACAAAACAGATTCTTCGCGCGTGGCTATACTATAATCTCCGTTAGGAGATTTAGTATTACTATCTGTATATATACTATCTGGTATTGTTTGTTCATTTCTGCAACTTGCATTGTTCATTTCTGCAACTTGCATTTTGCAATTTTGCAAAATCGGCTCAGAATAGCCTATAAGCGTATATCCGCACTCAAAAAGGAATTTTATACACTTATCTGTTAATGCGTACCACGTTGTTCTATCTATACCCGATTTATTAAAATTCCCCTTCAACAAATAGCCTTCTTCCTCCAACTTTCCTATCACTCTATATATCTTAGATTGACTCATATACGGGAATAGTTTAGATAACGCTTCCCTTGTGTTATAAGTCCAATATCTGCCCTCAAAATAATTATGGTTATCGGCGATATTCTTGTTTATCCAAAAAGCAAAGTTGTGCAATACGCATGCCGCTTCAACTCCTAACTTTGTTGCTACTTTATCGTCAAAACAATGTGTCATTTCATTCCCCTCCCTAAAAACTTATTAATGAAATAATGTACTCCTTTTGGCGTAACGACAGTTGTATTGTAAACCTTTGCTTCATCACCGTCCATAATAACACGCTTCTTAATCTCAAACAAACCGATATTCATGTATGTTTGTGTAGGTTGATTGCGTGATTCTCCAACGCTGCAAAGGTATCCAGCTTTTCTCAGTCGCTCGTATAACTGCTTTTCCCCGATCTGATAACCGTTTTGGGTGATAAGTTTTGCAAGTTCACGCACTAAGATAGATTTGTTTGAGGCGGAGACCGCTTCACTGAACAAAACTTTCGGCTTGTCGGCTTCGATCTTTGCCTCTGCCTGCTTTCTCTTTTCCTGTTCATCTTTCAACTGAGTAGCTAACTTAATGATAAAGTCGGGTGATGTTAGAGTTTTCTCTATTGTTTCCGGAGTCATGTATGCACCATGTTTACGGATAGACGGTAAAACATCCTCGCAAACCCAATCTTGAAAAGCCTCCGCTTCAGGTTTATCTGAACGCATTATAGCCTTATACAAGTTCTTTTCGTTAACATACACAATATTCTGCATACCTCCATTAGTAGGGGTATTAATCAAACTAACACCCTTTTCATCTAATCTGTTTTTTGTAGCTCCCGGTTGTAAATTTAGAATTTTACAAATATCAGACAAACAGAACATCGGTTTACCGTTAACTACTGATACTCTAACTTTTCCGAACTCCGAATTTTCAAAAACTTTAATTTCTTGCATAAACTTTAATTTTTAATGATTGATACTATTTATATTATAAAACAATAATACTCAATTTGTTACATCACGCTTAACCTATACAGATGTATCGGGAAAATATCCTTTGCATTGATTATCAGAGCTTTTATTCAACAATGCGTTCAACTCTTTCCTAAACTCTTTATACTTTTCAAGTTCTTCACCCCTTAGAACAACGAAGTATACACCGTCTATTCTAACATATTCCAACTTTCCAGCTTTCATCAATTTCAAAACCCAAGCCGGACTACAACGCATATACTCAGCGTAATTTTTAATTTTAAAAAGATTCTCTAAATTCATATTGCATATTGTTTTTTGATTTGACTCTGCAAATATATAACAAATAGTTTAAGTTACAAACTAAAATATTATTATTTTTGTATTTAACATTTGTTGTTTCGTAAATTTCTGATATTTAGGTATAAACATTACTGCACAGAATAGTGCTGTATAAAAAACACCCACACAACTAAAAAACGTTGGTGGGTGTATTATAGGTTACTCGAAATGTTGTGACACATTAACAAGTTGGTAACATCGGGTTGTATTTAAACCGATCTCGTTCGCAAAACTTTCAGATATTGTTATCATCCTTCAAACATCTTTTGTATAGCCCTGTAATATTCGAGGGAAGTATAAAACTTCTTTTTCCTTGGCTTTAATTTCATTATTTTCCTTCTTCCCCCGTCTACCGTTGCATATACAAGTTTATCCACATAATGCGAATAACCAATAATCCTTTTCATAAGTCTATTCTTCATAATCTAAATCGTTTTCAATTACGTAATTATTCTTTGCCTGTTCACAATAACATCCTTCGCATAAATCATAAAGCCCTTTAGATATTTCGCCTCTAACATACGGACAATAATCACAAAGTTCACCTTCTTCTAATAGGATGTTTAATTCTGATTCTTTAATTTTATTCATTTCTTATTCGTTTTGAGCCTTTTCAGACTACATCGTTAATACTAATTTCTCCTTTCAAAACTCGTTTTACCTGCCTGTCGATGATCTCTTGAAATTCAATTTGGCAGATAAGCGAGCAATCCGGTATAATCTCTTCCACTGGATCGCCCCGCCATGTCGGTAGTTCATCCAAGAAGATACGCCCATCTTTATCTTTCAGACAGGTAGCTCCAACATCACGCTCAATCTGCGCCATTTGAGCAAACACTTCCGGGAAATCCTTCCGGATTTTATTCCAGTACCCCATACCACCTTTTACGCAACCGATGCAGTTGTTGTTATTGTAGCCCATCTTGTACATAGCAGGGATTTCAATCCCTGCTTTCCAAAGTATCCCCATGGCATCCGGCTTCGTAATCTGCTTTTCAATAAGCGGGAACAGTGGCTTTGTGTTTGGGTACTGCTGCTTTAATCGGATAGCTCGGTTAATCTCTTTTGGTTCATAATCGAACCCCCAAACTTGACCGTCCCAAGAACCAAGTTCCTTTTCCAACTTGTACCGGACTTTCTTTTTAAGTTCAAGAGTACAAGCAGCACCATGCGCACCATTGATAAAACCTTTCCGTAGGACATCAGCTACGCAAGTGTATTTGTCGCTTCGGATAATGTGAATAGGCTGATCGTACCATCTTTCACAATCAGATAGAAAACGAGCGTTGTCCGGATGCCCTGAGCCAGTTTCAATATAATAGAGCTGCACGTCATCGTATAGACTAAGTGCAATCTTACAAGCGACTGCGGATGTTACACCGCAAGAAAACCACGCTATTATCATTTGATTCCTTTCTAAACTGTTTTAAATTTTCCGATCGTATAACATTTAGTTGTATTAGTACCGGGTAGTCTATAATTAGCCTCTTTTATATATCCAAGTTTTAATAATCTGTTTACAGAATTATATAACTTGCTCTTAGACATAAAAGGGATCAATTCTCTAAGTTTAGAAATCGTAATAAAAACGGTATTAGGTTCTTTCTTTACCCTACACCCCTTAAACTTATCCTTATATGTATCAGTACAAAGTATAAGAACCATAACTGAATATACTACTGAATTATCTAAACCGATCTCTTTTGCTAAATTTTCATTTATAACCATAATTATAACGCTTTTAATTGAATTGATTCTTTCACATTTGATGTTTTAACGAACTGATCGTATATTTCGGGGTATTGCTCTTTCAACGCTTTAGAATCAAGTGATTCACGGCTATACGCTTTCTTTCTTGTGACTGAAATAAGTTCCCCTTTTATATTGTCAGCTTTCGCCTCAGACATAAGACCTAACAACTGTTCTTTAAACTTGCCTAAATGCTCGTCTATCTTCTTTTGCATTTCAAGAAGTTCGTAAACGCCTTCTTCAATATGTGCTACTTTTGCGGGTAATGATTCCAATTTTGCTACGTAGCTATCTTTGCTTGCATTGTCTACATATCGAACTCCATTCTTACAGCAATTAAGGAATAATTCTATTTCGCTGTCCGGTATGCGTTCAACAGAGAAAATTCCGTCCTTATCCTTGTCACCTCTTAGCCAAATTGCGATAAGTCCCTCTACTTTCAAATTTGGGTTTTGTCTCTCGAAAAGATAGGCGTATATTGATAGCTGCCAAGACAAATAAAGCAAATCAAGTTTGTAGGTAGTCTTAATGTCACCTAAAACGACTGATTTATCAGAGCCACCCAAATACACTTTATCGGTCGGTGATGCGATAAACTCGTTATCAGTTAGAATATACTCAGATGCGATATGAATTAAACCGCTTCCGGCTTTTAAATTCAAATAGTTCTCTCCGTAGACCGTTTCCGGTTCAATACCTTCTTTGTCGATCCTCTCAACTTCATCATGAACCGCTTTCCCTCTCTCAGTTGCCGATCTCAAAATATTATCCGGTATATTGTCAAGTTTGCCGGGAAATAATTGATCATTGATAAAACCCGTTATCCCTCTCAGCTTTCTAAAATCGCTTGAAAAATATTCATGTGTTTCGCTGATATACGTTACATCAGCATTAACCAATTTGGGGAGTAATGTTAATTCTTTCATATTTCTTTTGTTTTTATTGGGGGAACGCATCCCCCGAATTATTTATACTCTCTTTGCTTCTGCTTCCGCCTTTTCAAGTTCCGCCTTCCGAACAACTAAAGCGTTCATAAACTCACTGTTTTGATGAAATTGACCGTTGTTCTTGTGAATATCGCCCAAATGTTTATAAGTTGTTGCTTTCTTTATTTCGTCAAGCAGCACACCCAAATAATTTGAGTTATTTCCAGTATTATTTTGGTTGGCAACTTGTTTTGAGGCTGATTTTTGCTGTTTCCCTTTCGTTTCCGGCTCTCCGTTCATTGAATCATTGTCTATGCTGTCATCTATCGCAAAAAGACCACATAAGGCGTATTTTCGTGCGTAACTTGATGTAGCTCCGGTTAGCTGTGCAGAGTCCATCCCTTTTTTGCTATCTTCTTCACGTGCAAAAGCCGAACATGTTTCAATAAACCCGGTTTCAGTCTCAACAATCTTTGCGGTTGCCTTCACGTAAAAACGCCCTTCGATAAATTCGATAGAGTCAGTCACCATAACATAACATCCGTATTTTCCGCACACTCTTTTCGCTTCTTGCAAAATATCCTCGCACGAACGATAATTGTATTTTCCAAACTGGTTATACCTCGACTTTTGAACATTCATTTCGTTTTGAATGTTTGGTAAATTTTTAATCATAACTTTTATTTTTTAGGGTTAATATTAAATAGGAAATTCGCATCGACTCCGGTAGCCTCGCATATCTCTTTCACCCATTCGATTTTTATTGTTTGGGTTTTGTGATTACACAAGGCAGACATGTTTACCGCCTGCGTTCTTTGCTTTGAGTCCTTCCACAACAACGCTGCAATATCCTTTTTCGTAATCTTTTTGCCGTTCATACGTGCGCTTATAATCGCATCATTGATTCGGATCATTGTGTTTTCAATATTCATAAAATAACCTCATTTCCACATGTTAAACATTCGTATACATTTTCTTCCTCTCTCTCCGGCTCACAATCACGATCGCAATACTGTTTGCTAAATTTGGGGTAAGATTCTATCAATCTGAGTAAACCTCCGCAATTCGGGCAATCTCCCGAACCGATGCAAGTTAATTGGCAAATAATATTGCTTAATACAAGCGTTCCGCAAATATCAACTGATATATGTTTGGCGATTGAAATATCAATATCAGATATTGTATATCCAAATACTGAATCTTCTTCATCTTCATCAATGTACTTATTCAAAAACAAAACAAGTTTTTCGTAGGAGAATGGAATGCCTTCATTCTTGCAAACCTGCACAAGCAATTTGTAATTTCGATCTTTTTTAATCTGCATATTATTCGTTTTTAATGTTACTACTTATTTTTTGATGTCGCAAAGTTAAGGATAAACTTTAAATATGCAAAGAAATTCTTTAATTTTATTGTTAATGAAATATAAAAAGACTCGTTTTAACCATTGGATAGTATCAAAAGCCTACCTTTGTATCACTTTCATACTTGTTACTACATATTGTTAGATTTGTTTCATAGAGCAACGATAGTTTCGGTATGTGATATATAGAAACTAAAAAGGGATGTCAAAGCGTTGCACATCCCTTTTAAATTATAATCCCGCTAATTTATGATTTATAGCGTTCAATATACAATCTCTTAAATACGAATTAACGGTTTTCTTTAGCAAGTTATTCAGATAATATACAGATTCCATGTGAAGGTATCTTTCAAAATCTACCAATTTATTATAGGCTAAAAACCTGTAAAATTCTTTTTCATTCATACCGCAACCTCTCCCTTTATAGCCGGATGGCAGTTATAATTTACTATCTTAATATCTTCATACTTAAAATCGAATATATTACGAACATTCGGGTTTAATTCCAATTTGGGAAGGGCGAACGGCTCTCTACTCAATTGTTCTTTCACCTGTTCAACGTGATTCAAATATATATGTCCGTCCCCGATCGTATGAATGAATCTACGAGGCTTTAAACCGCAAACCTGTGCTACCATAGACAGCAAGATAGAATAAGACGCAATGTTGAAAGGAACGCCTAAAAATAGGTCTGCACTTCTTTGATATAGTTTCAAATCCAAATAACCAGACTCAGACACATAGAACTGAAAAAAGCAGTGACACGGAGGAAGTGCCATCATGTGTAGTTCTCCAACATTCCAAGCACTAACAATTAGCCTTCTTGACTCCGGGTTAAACTTAATCATATATATAACTGACTCAATTTGATCTACTCTTAACTTGCTATTTATACGCCAGTCACGCCATTGTTTACCGTATATACGTCCAAGTTCACCGGAAGGTTTTGCCCACTCGTCCCAAATATGAACGCCATTTTCATTTAGGTATTTTATATTGGTGTCCCCCTTTAACATCCAAAGGAGTTCATGTATAATTCCTTTCGTGAATACCTTCTTAGTTGTGACAAGTGGGAAACCGTCACGCAGATCATAAGATCGTTGTAAACCGAACAAACTGATAGTTCCCGTTCCGGTTCGGTCTGATCTCTTTTCACCATAATTTAAAGTCTCTTTTAGTAAGTCTAAATACTGTTCCATTTTAAAATAAATTATTGTTAATATTACCTTTGAATCTCTTTTCGAGTGCTTTCACCAACTGTTCACTCTTAAATTTATCTCCTTTTTGCTTTTTTGTTAATCTAACATTTTCCATAATTCTAATTTTTAATTGTTACTACTTTGTTTCTTTCGACACTGCAAATATAAGCACATTATTTGAAAGTTCAAGTGAAACTTTAAGTTTTAACAATAGATTAACCATTGCAAACAAAACAAAAAAGGTAGCCCAATTGGGCTACCGTCTATATTGATATACTTTCAAACTTTATATTGTGGCTATTCATAAAATCAGCAAGCGCAAAAGCCTGCTTTCTCGTTACATGGACTTTAAAGCCTCGTATATAAACTTCTTCTTCGTTCGTCTTTGGCTCGTTTTGGGGCTTAATTTCTGGCTTTTGTTGCTGAGGCGTGTTATCTGTCGCCTTCTGTTCAAACTGTCTGTTTGCGGCTTGTATTGCAGCTTCTTTTAGGTGGTTTCCATAATCGAACGACTTGTTATAATCGAGTGTAGACGTATATTTGTCGATAACCGGAATATAAAACGCCTCTCCCGCAAAATGCTCTTTCAGTCTGTTAAGATCATCGTCTACTGTTTTGAACAATTCGTCTATCTCCATTTTCACAACTGAAAGTGATTTAGTCTTATTAAGCCACTCCGGACGGAAAGCAAAATCAAACAAGATAAGATTTTCATTGTGTTCCTCGAAATACTCCCTTATTTGATCCAGTTTCTTTTGTTTCTCCTTTTCCTCCGTTCCCTTTATCTTGCTATCTATACGTGAAGAAGCCTCACCGATCAGCTTGCAAGTTTCATTAACAACATCTTTTAGTTCGTTGAACGGTTTCATCCAAGCCTTTTCAAGTTCTATACGGCTGTCGTTAAGTCCCTTTTTCGCCTTGTTTAAAGTGGCTCTATCGGCTTTTGCCACCTTTATATTATCATCGGTATACTCTATTGAGTTATACTCAGAAAGTTTCTGCTTAACAAGTTCGTGTATGCCGTTCGCCTGCTTTATCATATCGGGAAGTCTTTTTCCCTCAGTAGATAGCTGTAATTGAGTTTCGTTTATCTCTTTCATATCATTCAATTCTAATTGATATTTTGTTGTTACATTCGGGTCTTACTAATAACGTACCTTTTGGACTACTAACTACTAAATTTCCCATTATATCGAACTCGATAGTATATTTTTGTCCTTTATCGTTATATACATCTAAACCGTATTTAGTTTCGAAACATGGAATCTTTTTCTCTTCTAATAGAACATTTACTTTCATACTTAATAACCCGGTTAACCGCCACCGGGTGAGGGTAAAATGAAACTTACTTTAATTCACGATAAACAACAACGGTTTCAATGCCATTTCTTGTGCACCAATATTGCAATATACCTTTATTCTTATTGTATGCAAACCTTTCGCTATTGCTACTTTCTATTGAATAAACGGTAAAGCCTAAATCATCGTGTGACACCTTTGTAACCTTGTGATAACTAACATGCCCTGCTGAGAATACTCTAACACATTTGTCTGATAAGTCCACATGTTCCCAAACATATGGAGATATAGACGTTGTAACCTCACCATTAACATAAACCGTCTGCCATTCCGGAACATCAATAGAATATTCTGTTTGATACACATTGTCACTATCATCACCGCACGAAGTTAACACGAAGGTGAACACAAGTAACACAAAAACAATGATTAACGCTCTGAACAATTTTACTTCTTCTTTCATTTTGATTAAATTTTAAATTAAAAAATACTTATGGTTAATACTTTATTAGGTAAATTGAAAGAGTATTTAAACCCTTCATTTGTTAGGACTGTATAAATTGCATCCAAAACCTCAGAACTATCGGTTGTTAGCGTGACATCTGATGAACGGTTGCCGTAATACGACATTTGAACAACTGCCATTTCTATACGCATTAAGTTATATGAAACTTCCTTGTTAGTTAGGCAGTAGCGGTTAAACGCTTTTTCCTTATCTGTCAGCATAGATGTTGAACCCGACTTACTAAATGATCGCATCATAGTTTATCAAATTTAGATTCAAGATAACCAATACGCTTTTCAATAGATTCTCTTATAGACTTTTCTAAGTCTTTGCACAAACCTTCATAAAATTCGCCATCCCCTTCTGAAAATGTTACGCTACTTCCCGAACTGAAATATAAATCTGTTCTACTAAGATAGCCGGACTGAAACCTTTCAAGCGTTTTTTGCAAAAAAGCTTTTTCTTCCATTATACTCTTTGCCTCTCTGAATTTTACTAATTCCATAACTCTAAATTTTTATTGTTAGCATACATGTGAACGAATAGACCCATCGGGATAGCATATTGTATACACAATATTACCTAACTTAAACGGACGATCAGCACGTGAAACACTCCAAAAGATTGATTTCCTTTCCGGATCATTCAATATAGCACCTCTCTGAATAGCCGCTACAAGTTTCATAGCACTTTTTATTGTCTTAGCCTTGACAGTGCCTAATACGTTAATCTCTCCGGTCAAGCAATAAATAAATTCCTTTTCTTCCATAACTCTAAGTTTTATTGTTAGTAATTCGTTTCCTTTTGATGTTGCAAAGTTAAGGTGATATTTTAAATATCAAAGCATAAGTTTAATATTTAACACGTATTTAACTTTTAATGCGTATTCGAATAAGGTAATAAAAAACCCCTCTACTTTCACAAGCGGAGGGGGAAAAATGTAATTATGACAAAACCCAATATATATAGTTAGTGAAAATGTTCTAATTAAAAACTGTCTATATTCTCATACCGACAGTTTAAGATAAAATGTGATACAAATCTTCTACAAACATGATTCTATGAAAATCAATAACCGCTGTTAATGACGTTAGTAATAACTTATACGCTGCAAATATACGGATATATTTCTCAGTAGCAAATACTTTAACGTGCATTAACCGTTTTAACATGGAATTATCACTTTATGATCGTAGTTACGTTAAAACCTGTTATCTCTGTATGTGGGTTTTTGCTCGTTACGATAAACTCCCTATACTTCACCTTCTTTAGTCGAAACCACAAAAACCGCTTTCTATGCTCTATGTTTAATATTTCCAAGCTATCACGGGTAACGGTTGTTCCGGCAAACGTGCCGTTGCTATCTATGCAGCCGGATATATCAAGCCATTTAGAGCGCATATTTACGCATTTCATTGTGTCGATAACCAAACTATCACGAAGAACAACACTATCCCGTACTGGCGTGCTAAAATGTGTCTCAGTTGATGTTTGAACGCTTGTGTGACTTTTCAAGTCCTTAATAGACTGCTTTAGCTCCTTTATAGTGTTATCCTTCCCTCGTATGGTGTTCCGATACTGCTTTAAAGTCAGATTCAATTCCTCTACTTTCATGGCACTTTGCCCGCCTTTCGTACGGTACGCAACATTCTGAGTTGTTAGGACGCTAACATTTCTTTCTGCAATAGCCTTTTTCTTCCGTAGATCAGCGTTTATCAGTAATAGCGACACAATGCCAAGGCAAAGAACAAAAGTCGCTAAAAACGCAAATAATTGCCGTTTCATGTTATTCAATAGTTAAGTTAATACTTTCTCCATTTACATGGGCTTTTTTCATCTTTTCGTATAGTTTAGTGAAAGCGGATGTACTATTGACTATTTGACCTTTTATCTTATTGTATCCGGTCAGCAAACAGCCTAAAGTATCCTCCGGCTTGTTACCTACGTGAATCAACACACCATCGAAGCCCTTAACGTTTTTGAGGCGTGGCAATTTGCCGTCACACACCTTTGCCCAACTACGATCTTTGAATTTAGGACTGACAGTATCCATGTCAATAGCATACGTTCCGGTGGGAATAGCCGTTTTGCCGTACTGCTTCACCTTCTTTATCTCTGATAATTCCATGCTATCGGAAAGTCCTCTATCGGTATCCTCCAACACATCGCACTCGTAAACACCGTTTACATACAATTTACTGATAGTATATAAACCACCTTTGAAAATTCTCTTTGATTTTAATTCCATGATCTAAATGTTTAAAGGGGGTATTATACCCCCTTGTGAATAACCTGTTTTTCTTTCTCTTCCTGCTCTTCAATAATCTTTGCAGCGTGCTCACCCATCAATCTCTTAAACTCAAAACGAATAATGTGATATATCAGTTTAAAGCCGTTGTTCTTCGGGTATGTGGTACAAAGATTCCTAAAGCCATTGCATAAGTAGACGTACATAAATACGTAGGTGATAGTCTTTGCGCACATTATTGCAGCGCCTTTATCTCCCATCTTAGTGACAGCCGAAAAGAGGACTACAATAATCATCATATATAGCAAAAACTCCTGTAAAGCCGATATGAATTTAAAGATCGTAAATCTCTGGATGCCTCTAACCGACACACTAACACCGTCTGCACGCATTCCGCAAATGATGTTAAACACAAACATGAACACAAGGGCGGTTATAAAACCGCTTGTAGGGGTGAGAAACGCAAGTATCGGACTTATCACCGATACAAGCATTAACCTTAACTGTTCTTGTGTAACATTCATTATTCTACTGTTTTAGGTGCGGTTAACGCAAAGATGAAGTTTTGAAAGTCGTTCACATAGACGGACGTTTTAGTAGATAGAGGAAACTGGTTTGCCTCAAAGCGACCGTCACGGATGGCAAGCGATCCGACCGGAACGTATTGTTCTTGCAGAATTGGACTACCGGAAGTTCCAGGCATTTCTACCATTTGTTTCTCTGACACATCAGCCGTACAGTGGGTAATGTTGTACTTGTCCGGCTCTGTCGATACCGTTGTTAATTGACCTACGTACTTGCCGTTTTCCGTCTCGAAATGGTAGTCCATCACTTTTGTTTCTTTCGTGTAAACTACTGACTTTAAATCAAAATCTAAACTTTTCTTTTCCATAATTTTATATTAATTGATTAATGTTTGGTACAAAGGTAAACGGTAAGAAGGATAAAACCAACTTACCGTTAATTAAAACACTAAACTACCTAACCATGCCACAAAAATAAATAATAACTCCGCCGTCACGCATGCCATAATTTACATCGAATACTTTGTACGTAAACTGTCCCTCTGAGTATGGTTCTACTGTTGTACTTAGCCAGCTTGAAGGGTCATACGCTGTAATCATAACAAAGTAGTCCCCATTGGAACCGGTAGTATTAACAGTATATCTCCCTGTTGAGTTTTTAGTTACTCTTGTTATGTGAAAGTCAGGGTTCCCCCATGTTTTACCGATTGCTCCGTTTGCCAAAATCGTACATGCGTAAAAAACACCCGGGGCTTTCCAAGTTTCAACACCCATAAAATCAACATCCTTGCACTGAACCCAAAAATTTGACCCTGTTAGGAATACTCTTCCGTTACCCGTAGTAGTCAACGCATAACCACCCGAATTATGTTCTACACGCACTCCGCTACTGTCAAAAGTAGCGGCATTATTAGATAGAGTCATTTGTATGCCTGCTGGCGTATTTTGGGCGGAAAATATACCCGATACAATGGTGAAGTTACCGATCTTTGCGCCATCTTGAATATTGATGTTCTTCCCGGTCAGCACTCCCCCTGTGATAGTCATTCCCCCAATAACCGCACCATCCGTCACAGTCAAGTTTCCGGTAGTGATTCTCTGAGCCGCAAAACCTCCGGCAACAACCTCACCAACTTCAATTGCGTTTGCAGTAAGTTTTCCGTTCGCATTGATAGCGGCTGTCTGCTGTCCTGCGTTGTTTTGGAAAAGGACGTTATCAGACTTTAGCACGATTTTTCGGGACGTGATGTTGATTCCGGTTTCGACTAAGCCGTTTTGGGTGGCGGTGACACGACCGTCTGCGGCTTCGGCTTTGTTATTGGCTGTGCCTGCTAAGGAATTGGCGGAATTTGCCGTTTGTTCTACTACGCTTAATTTTGCGTGGTCTGAACTTAGAGTTAACTCAGCCGCACTTAATCGCCTACCTTGATCGTCCACTTTGTTTGCAGTTAAAGCTATGCTTTCCTGCGTCTGCTTTATTTCGGTATAGTATCCGTATGTGCGGACGGGTTCAGTTCCATCGGTGCGAACGGGGAACGATGTATTATACGGACCGTGATAATCAGTTTGATAAACGTTAACTACTCTCTGATCTGTTGTATCATATACCGTAACATCGTATTTAGACCCTCCACGAATACCCATTACACATTTAGAACTTTCAACGATTTGCCCTAAATCAACAACTATCTTTGCACCCGCAGAAATCCATGCTTTAGTATAGTCAAAGATATTGGTTACTGCTGGCAACGAACCCCAACCCGAACCGGACATCTCAAACGTTAAGTTCATAGAAAAACCGCCATCGTGAGTACCGTATGAAGGTTTTCCGTATCCCGCATCAAGAGGCCTACTTATTTCAACCCTTGTTTTGTGGTAAACCGGAATACTTATAACCAACGGGAAAAACTTATTATTGTCCCATCCTCTTAAATCTATCCGCTTTGATACATGCCTATTGGTGGTACTATTAATAACACCAATATCACCAACAACAGACGTGATACTTTTTTCGGTCTGTTCGACGCGTGAAGCAAGTCCGGTAACACGTCCATCAACGGTATTTATCTTTTCAACGGTTGATGTTATCTTACCTTCAAC